GTCAAGGACATCATTAACGACATCAGTAACGGTATATTTATCATGTTCCCATATCTTAGGGATCATCATATAGGCCGTCATGCCGCCTTCGGAACATGAGCCCTCTATCTTGATGAAAAGCTCATCCCCCGATGCTTTTTGAATTTCTCCATTGAATATTTTTAGGGTCTCTTCTGCCGACCCATTGCAGCCTCGCAGCGTCTTGATGATGGAGAAGGTTACTTTTTTCTTAGGAGCGAGCTTGAAATTGAGCAATGCGGTATTAAGCTGCTCTGCGGTATAGTCCTCATCGTTCTTGATACTGAACATCCCTAAAAACTTTCCGTCTGGATTTGCCAGGACCAAATCATACTTCCCAGGGTCTTTGGTACTGTTCGCGGTCTGTTCTGCATGGCATGAGATCAGATAATCGGACACATTGAGATCATCAATGAAAACCAGTGGCCTGATATGCATTACAGAGTCCCCGGATTCGATTCTATGAGTGACAGCTCAACGGAATGATACCAGTCCTTGGCGGCCTTGGACTGCACGATCTCCTTTTTCTGGAGGAACATGCACACGCCAGGCGACCCGAAGAAGGCGCTCTCCACCCTTCCAGGTCCGGCATCAAGGGCTTTGATGTCAGTGAGCACCTTGCTCAGATCGTTGTCCGGGCCCTTAAGCACGTTGAACTTGACCATCACATTCCATAGGCCTTCGGGAATGGTGCATTGCGTCTTGGGCTTGGTGCCTACGGTTTTATGCACCACAATCTCAAATTCCTGAGTATAACGGATTTCGGTGGGGTTAGGCTGGCTGGTATCCGGATCGGCCATATCGCGCAGGCCAAGCTCGATGCCATGAATGCGCACATGAAAAGCCGAATCAACGAGCGATATGGCAGCGTCTACCCGCTCTGCTCCGATGGTACGTAATAGATCTGAAACCGACATAATAGGACTCCTAGGGGAAAGGTATATGTATTAGTGGCTACTAATAAGTTAGTATGCAGACTGGAATATTCGCAGGGATTGAAAACGGCATAATGAAGATCGAATACCCCGTATCGGAACTACAAGACGGAAAAGTTATCATGTCTACCAGGGTATTTACCTATCCAGTGGGCAGCAATCCGCGCAGGGATACCGCCTTCTACGGCTTCGGGCCGAAAGAAGGCACGATCGGCTTTGGACCTGATCTGCCCGCAATCGGGCAGAAAGTACAGTTCGACTCACCTGAGCCGGACGGGGCCGGGCATCTGATGGTGAATGTCTATCCAGAGGCGGCCTAAATGCCCGCCGCCAAACCCACTTCCTCCCACGCTTTCCGCCAGCATGTGGCCTTCCGGGGCGATCAGAAGGAGAAATGCAAGCGGTTGTCCAAGGCCCGGAGGCTGTCGGGCATCTGCCAGAAGGCGGTTGATGATGCCTCTGAAATCGTAATTATATTAATGATGCTCGTGGTTGGCATGGCAAGCGCCAATGTTCCCGAAGTTGGCGATAATGTTGAGCTAGTGCTCATGCCGGGGCTTGAATTTACCCGTTACATCGGCGAGATTACCGACATAACGGATTCCGGTATAGGTATTAAGCCCGATATAGCCTACCGGAATGACCGAGGTGGATTTGTTTATATAGTCCACTACAACAATTCAACCAACCACGCGAACGCTTACGTGTTGAATGATGCGATAGCGTACATCGTGATTGGCGATCCGGTTGTGGATTTTGAGATGAAATTGAAAGTCTAGCCTCTCAAGTATCCTATTCCTCTCATGCCGGTGCTGTCTTGGATATTCCTCATCCGAAACGCAAGTTTCCTATCAAACTCATCACCGGCTTTTGACATTTCCCGTTCCAAATCAAATCTGCTATCTATTCTATCCACGTAGAGATTTACCGGGGCATAGATAGTTACCGATTGGCTGCTTGATGGTGAGCCGCCCTGGAACATGCGATTAATTTTTTCTAACGTAGTCTCTCCACCGACCACCACATCGGCTGGCGCGACTTCCTCCCCGCCGTGCCCTATTAGCGACCCTGCGCCTATGATAGAGCCGCCTCTTGCCATCTTGGGCGTGTACCCTACCATTTTCAAGGCTTGCTGTCGATCATCCGACAATATGGAGCCTGTGGCGGTGTCAATGTAGCTGTCAGCCTGGATATCCCATTCAATACCCGCTTCGTTGTTCACCTTTGCAGCAGATTTTTCCGCCTTAGTGCCTTCTGGATTAATCCGTTCCGTGACTTTTTGAACAGGATCAATTATAGCATCTTTGGCTTTAGTCGCGAGCGAGTCTTTTAATGCCTTGATCGCATCCGTGAGATCCTTGATACCTGGAATGCCCTCGAAAAATCCAGGTGGTGCATTGGCTACATCTTCGCGTGCTTTTTTAAGTGCGGAAGATTCAACCTGTTTAACAGCATTCTTGTACCACCCTGGGCCGGAACTTCCCGCTTGATCCCATTTCCAGCCTTCCGGCGTTTTCTTTGCGAGCGCTGCTTCTTTCTCTCTTTTCGTGATGCCCAACCCGTCCTTGATCCATTGTAACCCGCCCTTGATCATTGCCAGCAGCCACGAAAAGAAGTCAACCATCTTATTCCACATGGCAAGACCGGTAGCGAATAGCTTATTGAGGAATCCCGAACTGAATAATATTTTTCTCAAGGTTTCATAAATGAACATGATCACCTTGAAAAGCGGAGAAGTGCTCAAAATTGCACCCAGAGCCACCTTCAGGACCCCCATCACGCCGCCGCTCTTGTAGGCTTTTGTCAGGCTTCCGAGGAGGTCTTCGATGGCCTTCTTCCCGTTGGCAATAGCCGCAAAGACGCCTTTGCCGATGCCGCTTTCTGAAAATGCTTTCCATGCTTTTGTGACTAGTCCAAACCGCTTTTCTAAATAATACAATCCGGCAACAAGCGCCACAATGGCTATAATAGCGATTCCCATCGGGCTTAACGAAAACGACAGATTCATGAGCTTTATTCCAGCGGCAACCGCCTGAAATGCCTTATAAGCTCCCATTAACCCCGGAATCAGGCTGCCTATCATCGAGACTACCACAAGACCCGCCGTAGCTGCCCCCATGAGCACCGCGCCCCATCCCATAGCCTTACCGAGCCCCGGAATCTGACCTATGGCATCAGAAATCTTCAGGAAGGCCCCCAGGACGCTATTCAGAGCAGGAAGGACCGCGTCACCCATCGCCGCCGTAGTAGCCGTGAGCCTCTGGCTCAAGACCACATCGGGCCTGGCATTAACGGCTTCTTTAAGCTCTTTGTCGTCTGGTGCTTCCTGCCCAACACGTGCAAGGCGGGCTTGAGGAGATACATTTTCGAATCCAAGACCGAAAATGTCTGTATATTTCGCGGCCTGGTCGCCCATTAGCTGAGGTGCGGATATCTCTGAGGCCAATTGTTCAGCCGACTGGATGCCCTTTTTCTGAAGCATCTCCTGGTTGGCGAAGAAATATTTTTCGATATCCTCCGTCGCTTTTTGGGCAGCCTTCTGGCCCATGTTCTTGTTTTTGCTGAGCACCGTCTGGAACGTGCCCATGCGGGAATCTCTGCCAGCGGACCAATCGGTACCTTGAGCGGATTCTACCCAGGATTTGGCACCCTCTTTATCCTGGAGCCTGCGGCTCATCAGTTTGCTATCCAGGGTGGATTGGATATAATTCTGGGAATGCTTGCTGCTCATTGCAGCCGCAGCAGCCATGCCTACCATGACGGCGGACGCGGCCACAAGTGCCGTCCGGTACTGTGCCAGGTGTGCAGACGTATTTTGCAGCCATGTGCCAAACCCGGCGCCACCAGACGATACGAATCCGGAAAGCGATGATTTCAGGGAGGCTACGCCCATGCTCATGTAGCCAGACGTACCCCAAAAGGCAGCTAAGTCCCTCTGGCGGGCAAACTCCGTCGATACTCCTCGCAGGGCCGATACTACCGCTGGCCCAACAGCCTTGCCAGCATGTAGCACGCTCCCTAGCATGTTCTGATACTGTGCCAAGGGAGCAATGGCCTTAGAGGTGATAGCGCCACCCAGAGCGTTAAAGTCCTTGATGGCACTGGCAGAGGCTACGGAAGCCTGGACAGCAGCTCTTTTAGCCTGATCGAGCCCAGCCGTCTGGACGGGAATATTGATCCGGGTATTGGCGAGCAGGGCATCCCTTTGGCGCTTGATCTGGTTGAGGCGATCGCCTATCTGGTCTTCCAGGCCTAGCTTGATTGTCACGGTGCGTTCTGTCATGGGTAGCTCCGATAATTAGAAATACTAAGGAATCTAAGATATCTAATATGCCAACGATTTACATAAGCGCGGAGGCACGCGCGGCGATCGATGAAGTCAAACAACAAATTAAATCAGTAATTGGTGTCGAGGTAAACGACAGCATGGTAATAAGGTATCTTTTCGATATGAGTGCGGTATCAAAGGAAGGCGCACTGGCGGAAATCATGACCAAAACGACAAAGGTGAAATGATGTGGCCATTCAATGATGAAAAACTGTCTGCATTGCAAAAATTTGAGGCAATCGGTGAACAGTTCAGACCCGTGGGTGAGATATGCCCGATATGTGGTCGTGCTCCGATGGTCAGATCTGCATCTGGCGATCTTAGATGTCCATGTGGACATAGCGAGAAGGTGAAAGAATGAGTTACATAATTTCATGGAAATGTAAGAATTGCGGCCATGATCATTACTGGAGTTTTGGGCCGATCCATTTTCCTGGTAGCGAAGCGGATATTCAAGTCCGTGAAAGCATCAAAGCTGCGAGAATTCATATATGCCGGAAATGCTATACAGATATGACAACTGGCATGGTTTCATACATCGATTTCTTGCCTTCATCGTTTGAAGTCTTCTATGAACTAACATTCGAAGGCGAATTGCACGCCCGCGCACAAAAAGCGAAAGCCGATCTACAAGCAGCAGTCGAGAAAACGAAAGCTGACCTGAAAAAAGATCAGCTCCCATTTCGCGCATCATTGGAAGCGGAGATTAAGGCAGCCATCCAGACGGAATATGATCGCCCATATGAATGTCCCATTTCGCATCGGATTAGCATATTTTGTCCTCTGCCCGATCCAATTATCTGTAAGCTCGCGTGCCCATTATATTGCCCATTTAATATAGACCCAAACAAAGCAAAGGAGTGGATTGCTGTCTATGGGCCTTATGATAAGGCACTGGCTCATGATCGGGAAATGCGAAATGGTACTTACTGGGGGAATCATCCGAGGTGGTGTCCAGGCGAAATACCTCATACATGGAAAAGGAGATAAAGCCTAATGTCTCCTTTCTTCTTCAAGCAGCACTTTTTTGATTTCAGCTTCAAGGCCTGCCCGGAACGCTGCCTGATCTTTGCGGCGTTCGGCCATGAGCTTAGTTAACTCGCCGTCTGGCTTCATGGCTTTCTTAATTTTGGCGTAGTTCCTGGAATATTCGATATCGGCGTCCATATGCCCTTGCCCCGTGCCATCCCGTTTTACGAGCCCGTTCCCGGATTTGATTTGTGCGTCTTCCATGCCCGCCAGGCCCATAAAAATTATCTGGGCTGATGTCAGGTCCTGGACTTGGCCGAATCCTTGCCCTAGACATACTATGCGGCTCCAGACGGCTCCTTCTTGAGAGAGAAAAAAGCTTCCACTTCCTTCCAGCTTGCCGTTGAGGCTCCGATGATGGCCATGCCTACCATGAGCACGGAAAAGCCTCTAAATTCTTCCACCATTGCCCCTATATCGTCTTCGGGATCTGATGGGTTTGGCACTATGCCAGCCTTGCACAGTTCGCCTAAGAAGAGCGTGAGCTTTGGGCTAAGGGCCTTGGCGCCTTTCTGCATGAGTTCTTCGCTGGCGGTATTATTCTTTAGTGCTTCGACTTCTTCCGGGGTTAAGCTCTGGGATGATAGGGCCCCTAGAGCATCCTCCAGCCGATAGCCGGTGCGGTCCTCGATCCGTGCCAATTCCATATCAGGTATGGCATGGACCCGGACCACATCCCCCCCATACTGCTCTAGCGGAACTTCGATCTCGTAGCGTTTCCCCATGATCGTTTTGTGTCTTGTGACGTAATTTGGCATTGAGTAATCACTTCCATTATTGATATTAGAAATCTATATATGCTATTAGGTGCTATTATGAAACGGTGATTTTGTGGTATCTAAATATCCTATAGGAATGTCTTTTCATGTGTCATTAGAAATGCAGACTGCGCTAAGCAGCCTGCCAGAGATCAATATAGCGGCAGTTTGTAGAAAAGCACTGCAATCCGAAATTGATCTACATAAGTCGAGGCCATCATGAAAAAGATTCCACTTACTCAAGGCAAAGTATCCTTGGTAGATGATGACGATTTTGAATACCTAAATCAATTCAACTGGCATATGAGTACGTATCGAGAGCTTAATTACGCAAAACGAAACGTGCGGGCTGGAACATCACACAAGTTAAGACCGATGCATCGAGAGATTTTTGAATATCGTGGCATCGATTTAACCAACCTCGAAGTTGATCATATCAATGGAGATGGCCTCGATAATCGCAGATCGAACTTGCGACTTGCTACTCATAAAGAGAATCTTGCGAATTGTGCAAAGCGATCTGCCACTAGATGCAAAAACCATGGATTCAAGGGAATAACATTCAATCCAAAAAATGCTAAATGGGTTGCACAAATCGCAGTTAATGGCAAACACATTGAGTGTGGTGAATATAATACACCATCAAAGGCAGCCAACGCATATGATGATGCGGCTGTTCAATATTTTGGAAAATTCGCAAAGACGAATGAAGATTTATTATGTGCAACTAGCACATCAACAGAATCGCCCGATGTGAAATATTCGGGTGAAATTAGAAAGAAACCAAAAAGCGCATCTTCAACATATAGAGGAGTGAATTTTAACAAACAACAACGCAAATGGTTCTCTAGGATACGTGTTTCTGGAAAGGAGATATATTGTGGCACATATCCAACAGAAGAAGATGCAGCACGTGCATATAATGATGCAGTGAAACGATATTTTGGATTATCCGATCCGAGGATAAATAAATTACCAGATGAGGGGCATTAGCAAGCCCACTCATCAATTTGCAAATTTTCATCTTGGAATCTTGCGCATGAATCCGAAATCGACACTTGAGACTACTGTCCCTTTGTCCGCGTAATCCCGTGTGAACTTGTCAATCTTGCAGTCTATCAGGGCCTCGATGAACCCCAGTGACACGGCATCGGTAGAACCATAGTCGATGTTCACGCCGTCCATGTGCTTGCCCGGCACTTCCCGGATGACGACATCGAAATACTTCGCCCCACCTTCATCTTGCTGATCGGTTAAGGCGTTTGTGAGAGCAAGCTGCTCATGGGTGGTCAGAGCTGGCGTGCCGTCCACCAGGAATGAAGCGAACGTGAGCGCTCCGGTGTACTTGTGCTCCTGCGAAACCCTGGCATAAGGATCTCTGGTGCCTGAACCGTATTCATCGGTATTCGTGAAACTCTTATCCCATCTGACCGACCGCGCCTTGAAATACATTCCAGCGACGTCTATCAGAATGTCCAGGGTGGAAAGCGCATACAGCGCCTTCCCCGGAGTGACCATATATTCAGAATATGGATGTAATCCTCTTGATGGCATTTCGCATTCCTCCTTAAGCGGCTACCCTGTCGGAATAGTACCCGACTCCGAGCCAAGTAAAGACGCGCTCGATGTGGCCTACCGGCTGTATCATGCAGCTAATATCCACTGCATTGTGGTCGCTGGTGTTTGGCGTGACCTTGATATTGAAATCGTCCAGGATGCTCTGGTTGCGGAGCTGGTCCAGAAGCAGATATATCGAGTCCTGCATCCGGCCCAAGTTGGTCAGAGTGCGCCGCTCGTTCAGGAATTTGCCTACTATCTGATCAATGAATATGATCACATTGGCGATCGTGCGGACGTCTACGGTCCTCTTGAAGTTGTCATCCGGATCAGTGGAGATACCCACGTAAGGATGAATACCGGTATCCTTGATCAAAACCTCGACCTGCCCATATGTGAAGACCTCTCTCTGAACCTCGGTGAACGGGAATAGCAGATCGTCAATGCCCTTTATGCTGTTGGAGTTGGTGGCGGGAGATGCCCCCAGAGGCAATGCAGCCTCCTGGCCGGCTCTGGCGGCGGCAAGGTTCCTCTCTGTCTTGGAGAGACCGTTTCCGATGAGCGTCATCCAGAGGTTATTATAGCCCTCCGCAAAATCAGCCATCTCCTGAGCGGTATCGATCGACTGACCACTGTCCACTAGCGACACGAACCCCTGGCAAGGCATCTTGCCGGTAGCCCCGCGTCCGTTGGCCATCTTTCGCAAAAACGCATCCATGAGCGGTACAATGTCCTTCTGGCCTACCGTTACCTCATTCTGGGTCACGAATACCGAAGTCGGAATGATCTGATCGGGCAGGTGCTCATAGAGGTTGTTAAACGCAAGCTCCCAGTCATCTATGGTGGGATCAGCGCCATCCAAGCCGCCCGTCATGGTGACAGCCACCACGGAACCGTTATCTAGCGTCCTGTTGGGCAGATGCGTAGCTCCGACTTCTGGATCGAAAGTCGCTATCGGAGAATTTAGCATGTGCGCCTGGATCTGAGTCAGAGTCATCAGGTTATTGTAGACCGTTGGCAGACCAACCTCGTCATGAATCGTTATCTTGCGGCTCTTGTAGCTGTATCGGATCTCCACCTGATCGGCGGCAGTGGGCCATTCGCCGGTAGCGAACGAGAGCTTGCCAGTGAGCGTATTGATCTTGGCTTCGCCTGGGTCAGGATCACCAGTGTAGACTTTTGCCAGAGCAACGCCATTGACTTTCACGTAATTGGTAGTGGCTTCGACCAGATCATCGAATAGCAGCGTATATGGCGTAGTGCCGCCGTTGCCTGTAAAGATCTCGGTCTTGCGGCCATCCAAGTCTCCGTAGTCGATCGTGAACCTCGGTATCTGGCCCCATGCCCCCGGCCCGGAAGCGTTGAGCGTCGCTACGTGATTGGGCGAAGACTGGCTATCATTCAGCTCAAGGGAAGCACTCGCATATCCCTCACCAAGAACCCGCACGCCACCCACCACGCTGCAACCCTGATCTCCGGCGGTCTCCATGCCTTCTTTCAGAGGCCCGGCGTAATAGGTTGCCCTGATGAGGCTTGGCTGGCTGCCCATGCAGAAGAACGGCTCCATGGCCGGACCCCTGGAGGCGGTTCCTATGCCAATGCAAACCCCGCGTCCAACTAAGACAGTTACCCGGCCAATGCTCTGGAGCTGGATAATGTGCCTCAGGAAGTTGAACTTATTTCCTAAATCCATTTCTGCCATTAATGTCACCTACTCGGTTACGTCCACCTCGACGCTTAATCGGGTTGCACGGGCCTTATCGAGGCCGTATTGCTTCACCATGAGCTGATATTTCTCTTTGGTCAAGCCTGCCTTTTGCATGAGCGCAGGATCACCCAAGATGTCAGCTATCCGCATCTGAATTATTCGTTTAACCAAAACTAATCACCTTCGAAGGATGCTTTTATTAAGAAAATCATTAATTGTTATCAACTATGTATGCCACTATGCCAAGGGGCAACTCCCTATCACCCTCGCCCCGTTCTAAAAGAATATGCGAGGCAGGTTCGGACCGCTCGACACTCAAATCGGTATAGACCGTCCTGATATATTCGGCCTCGGAAATGTCGCTAACCTCATACTCGAAGCGGAGGTCCACCTGAGACCAATAGAGATTCTGGCCATTGTCCAGCCGTTCCGGGTCCAGGTGCTTAGAATCGAGAATTTCAACGAACCTGACCCCATCAATCCTCAAAAGCAGATCGCGGCGGGTGGCAAGGCACCGGCGAATAAAGGCCTCCCACATGCGCCCCATTTCGTCATCTGTGTGAGCCCGGAGGACTACGTTCATGGTCGCAAAATGGTACTGCCCCCATACATCATCGAGCGTATTGTCCGAGTTTCGAATGGTCCTCAGGATCGTATTGGATTCCAGGGAGGGAGTGCCGGCAGACGCCACATGATAGGTTATCGCAGGACATGAGAGATTAGGCACGATGTTATCCGTCTCAATCACCGGATAGTCATAACCAGCCAGGACGTGCGGCAACCAAGCCTCGATCTTCAGCCTAACGGCTTCTGGTAGTGGTATCATGGTATGCTCTCGATATGCGCTCTCTCAGTCCTAACTTTTTGCTATTCACTTGCACGTTACAGCCTAAAAAATCACTTAATGATTTGTCGCTTTCGGCTTTGGAGAGGGTCGCGTCCTTGCCTTCAAGGATGCACTGCCAATAGGCGGCATTAGCTTTTAGGGCGGATTCATATTCTGGGCCGGAATCGATTTTCGAAACCCGGCCAATAAGGGCCTTAGCTATCTCGTGCGCTAAGGCTTGATTTTCGGTAGTCCTTGACGCCTGACGGCCAGTTAGGTATCCGGTTATCGAATTCCTGAGGAATGTTATTTTCCATCTCAACCAAGATCTGATCGACACGACTCTTCACCACCCACGCGGTTATGCCTACTGATTTTTCGTTTTCGCCAAGCACCGCCGCCTTAAGATGGCTATGCAAGTCAACGTTGCCCTGGATGATCGCCGAAATGCCATCGGCGAGGCTAAAATCCTGAGCCACTGCGGCCAAAATGGACGGCTCTAAGAGCATTTCGGACCTTATAGCGGCTCGGATCGGGGTGTACTTGATAGGCTCCCCCTGGATAGCCGCATACTGCCCAATGGCAAGATCCGGCGCGGCCTGGATGGCGGCCTTGACACCGATATCAAGCGATCCGGTCTTTGCGATTACGGCCCGTATTGCAGCAGCCCTTTCACGGTTGCCTTGGATAGCCGCCAGAATGCCCCACGTCTGGCTGCGGATAAGCTCAGTAGTCTCATATAGATTAGAATTCCAGTTGCCACACGGCGGACTGATGGCCACCAGGCCAGACGGAGTCCCCCAATTAGGCACGTCATCCGGATAAGTCAGGATATAAATGATGCCCGCGCGTACCGTTAATGCCCATGTTTCAGTTGCGGCATGGTTGATTGGCGATCGGAACACTAACTGCTCTTTGTGCCCGTTTTCCGGGCCGATTTTGTAGAACTCATACAGTCCGGGCGCAAGGGCGATAAATCCGGCTAGCGTCGCGGACCAGAACCACGTCCTGAGCGGATGCGTGTCAAATTCTGGCTCAAATGCCCTTGTCCATAGCCTCGACATTCAAGCCTCCAATAGGCGCACGGCTACCGATCCACCAGCCGCCCGTTGTCCGACAACCGCAAACGCCGTCTGCACCTCACCTGATCCGGTTGGGGTCACAGATTGCACCGAAGCAACCGCACCGATGCGGCTCATGTCATGCACAAGCGAATCCCCCAGATCGTAAGACCAATATAGCCTACTGGTCTCTCCATCAGCCTGCTCGACATCGATTAGGAATACTGGCAAGTTGGATTGATTGGACACAACTATGCTTTTTGTGATGCCTTGTACTGTATGAATTTCTTGCCAGTTGTGACCCGCGTCAAGAGATCTCAGAAGTTTGTTTCCCGCCCCGGCCAATAGTCCGACCGGCCCGCCCGCTATGGCAGGATACCATTTTTCAGTATAGGTCGAATCATATACCTCATCCCATTCGCCTCCAGGATAATCGATCAGATGGATCTTTCGATCCTGCCCATAGGCGACTAGGTTCCATGCATGCTCGCCAGTCTGGACTACGGCTACTGCTCTGGCAATCGGAACGCCCATTAGCTCATTCCAGTTGTCGAACTCAGGCACAACCTCATCTAAGTCCGGATCGCCGGCCAGGTCAAGCACTTCGGCCCATGTTTCGTACTCAGGTACTTCGACAGCAGGAACCTCTACCCAAATAAGCTCTCCTATATCACTCCAATCCAGGCCAGAGTTCGTTGTACCAAACCATCCATCCGCCGCACAAAAAATCATATGGCCGTCATCGATCCAGAACATTCCATAGATACGGCTTTCGTGTTCATGGACCAACGAATATTTCTGAAGATTGATCGATCGGAAAATGTTATAGTGGTTATCCTCTGCCACCGCCAGAACAATCCATATCTTGTTATATATTTGCCAAGTATTGATTATTCGCATTCCAGGAATGGGGCTTGAGATTTCCCAAGCTTCGTTTTCTGGAGTCTCATCGGACCCTATGCCACGAGACATCATGCGATCGCTCGCAGATATCATGAGCCTCGGTATCTCGGACATCATGAACTCCTGGCGATCCTGGCCCTAATGCCGCTCGACAGTTCTCGCCGTTGCCGGATGGCTGCCCGGATGCCTGCCGATAGCTCGTACATGTGGACTATCCTTGCCAGAATGCCAGCCTGAATCTCGAAATTGCGGGCTATGGCGGCATAATTGCTGCACGGCACCCAAGGCTCGCCCCGGATGGCCGCTTTCTGCCAGGCCACTGCATCTCGTTCTTGGCGAATGGCTGCGAAAATCGAGATCTCCAAATAGGGTTCGCCCTGGATAGCAGCGAGAATGGCATGCTCCAAGCCCCGATCTTCTCTTATAGCCGCCCGAATGGGCAAATAGGCATCCCGGATGGCCTGTACAGCAGCCCTCAAATAAGCTGGCATTTCTGGGTTGATTGCGACAATGGCATCAATTCCGCAAGAAAGCTCGATGTCGGTCGCTACAGCAGCCCGAATGAAGCATGTTTTTTCTGCGTCTCCCTGGACATATGCAACGAGAAGAACATCCAAGAAAGGCAATAGAAGCTCGTAGTCCACGCCAGCTGCGAACATGCCAGGCAGCACCGAATTGATCAGAGACAGCCTTGCCCGAGCCGCCCTCATGCCGTCTACTGACCGGAAATCGATGCACGCCCGAGCAGGCCAACGAGACTCTATGCGAGTCTCGCCGGGCAGCCCTATCATTGAGTCTAAGACGGCCTGGGTAGCCGGGATTGTGCCGGATCCGGTCAGGACTCGGACATAGTTCTTGAGCCTGATCCGGTAATCGTAATCAGTCTCCGAGGTGAGCCGAGGCAAGTCATAAATCCGGCCCCAATGATCATCAAGGTCCGTTCCCTGCGCATATTCGATCTTGTTGAACAGCCCGAAAGCCTGGATGCCTTGTTGAAGCCAGTCGAACCTCTGAGCCAGGCCACGGTAAATAGTATCCATGACAGGCGGCGACGAATATATCGGCTTGACGATTCGGGCCCGGATGCCTACCGATAGCTCCGAGCCGCCCACCCGGTAGGGTGACGCCTGATACCATTCCGCCCCATAAAACGAATCGCCGTAGCCTGTCATGAATTGCCTCTAAGAAATTGTGCTCAGCTTGCTATTGAACTTCTGCATGAACTTGCCCTTGATGCCGATGTGGTAGGTCACCTCTTCCCATTTCAGTTGCCTGGACACGATAGGATCTATGCGCCTACATTCGGTTTTGCAATCCGGGCAGATCTTGGTATCGGGCAGCTTGCCGCATGCATCGCATTTCCAGGAAGCCGCCGCGCCACATCTGCTACATGATGATGGCTTCTCATATTCCTGCATGATGTTGCCGCATGCTCTACATATATGGCTTACATCATAGACGGTGCATTCCTTGAAAATCTGAAGCTCGTCGCCTGGTTTCAGATCGACCACCATGGCCGGTGCCTGGGTGGGCTTGCCAAACTCTCCATGGGGGGACATTAAAGCGGCCAGGTCCGAGGTGATAGGCAGCCATCCGGCTTTTTTCAAGCCTTCCGGGGTCTTGTTGCCCCATGGTCGAATCTGGCCGGTTGTCAGGTCGAACTCTTGCTCGATCCGGCCATCCTGATATTCTCTCCACCAGAAAAAAGAGACGGCAGTCTTCCAGACATTAGGAGCGATTTGAGGCATTGCATTTCATCTCGTCTGCGTACACGAAACTTGGCCATTGTATGTCGCGTTCGGCCTCCCTGGCAGGTGACATCTGAATCAGTGCCCGGATTCCGATATTGGCGTCATGGTCGATGACACTCATATCTCCTGCCATCTGATGAAGGTTTGCAGCTCATCTTTCTCACCCAGGACGGTGTCATCTTCCAGAACAAGCTGAGTTACCACAAGCTTAGTTACCTTCAGGACGCTGTCCGGCGTGTAGACGGTGCTATCGAATGCAAGCGGGCTTGTGGTCGTGTAGTCGTCCAGATCGCCGCAGGCTACCGTCTGGCCATTGTAGTATGTGTGCCCGTTGACGGCATCCTTGATGTCATATCCGTAGCTGCCAGACACGCCAGTGGGGGCCTCGTAGCTTGCCACCGGGCAGCCGTGGTCGCCGGTATCCCGGAGAGCTACCTGGATCTTTCCAGACCCCAGATCCCAGTTTTCAGGGTGCGCTATGTGACCGGGTCCGCCGTATCGGAAGTTGGTGAGCTGGCTGTACGTTCCGCCAGTGATCTCTGCGCCGGTGTACTGCCAGCATGAACGGTAAGTCTCGCCCGTTGGCGGGACGTTGTTGGGGAATGATAGCCCTGGATCTCTCTGGCTAGGTATAGCCGTGTTGTACCTCTGGACGGTCAAGGCTGTCTTTGTGCCCGGTGCCACCCCATAGTATCCTACAATTTGAACAGTTGCTGCCATAATTCTTTATCTCCTTGCTGCTAAATGATGCTCTCAAGCTTATCGGCTAGAGCCTCTTCAAGCTCATCTAAGATTAGTTCGCCCGGACCATCGGCCACCGGCCCGAAAACAGGACGCGGCGGGATGAGCTTTGTGCCGTGCTCATTCCAGAAAACGTATTCGCCGATCTTGGTATCGAAAACGCCTATTTCGGTTTCGGTAGGATGCGTTTTTACCTCGATGCCGTTCCGGTAGGCCCAGGTTTCCCGGAGGGTCAGGCCGTGCCCCTTTTTCTGGACGGTACGAGGTGCATTAGGCGGAGGCACGCCAGAGTCTATCATGGTCTCGATGGCGGCCTTAATTTTTTGGCCTGCTTCATCGAGTTCTGGCTGAAAATCGATAGGCAAAATGAATCACCACAATGGGCCAATTAGCTGAGCCCTATTACCGCATGGGGTGCGATAGGTCACGGTCCCCAAAAGCCAGTAGGCCCTCACTTCAGGCACAGGATTCCATGACGGTTGATAATCACATCGCATGTACATTCCGGCGAGCATGGCATTGATATCAGATTGTGTCCAGGCGGCTCCTGTCGCTGGATTTGTGGCCCAATCGTAATAAAAATCGACCATGGACGTAGAAGGAACCGTAGTCCACCCAGACGAATAATACGATGCCCCGATCTTGAGGGAGAGCTTGCCATAGCCGTTATAGCTGCCATAGCTGGTTATGCGATTGGCCCGAGATGATAGCCTGAGATTCTCAATAATTGCATTGGACGGGAGGCTAACATCCTGCATGGTATAGAACGAATACACATACAGCGAGTCATTGTTTCGGATATAGACATAATCAGATTCCGACAGATCGTCTAGACACTGCCAACCTGCCCCAGACGACGGCACGAGCCCAACGCCTTCGCCCACTCCGGCAGGCCAGATCTCAGCGGTTAAGCTCATGTAGCCTCAAGCGACAAGATGCATACAACCTGCTTACAGGACGCGATGTCACTTGTCACGACCGTTAGCCATTTTCCAGCGGCCACGGCAATATTTAGGCCGGTTTCTGACATGTCCGTATCGCTCGCTATGGCAAATGTATCTGATGCAGCTCCTATGGCTGCGTCTATGTCATGGATATGCAAGGAGCATGTGATAGATCCGCTCAGAGGCGCGCCTGCTGCGTCGAGGCTACGAATTCGAGCGGCTACGATCTTGCTTGCTATTGGTATTCGAATGGCACAAGCCCCGGCCACCAGAACGGCGCTTCCGTCTCCGAACGGAAAAGCAGCATCAAATGATCGAGTCGTCCAGGCCGGATCATTTGCCCCCTGCACGAGGCCCTGGCCTGCCGTGCCCTTGGCCAGCCGAGTCGGTGCCGAAGCCCCACGATATAGCAGATCACCTCTCGTGGTAAGGGTTGCAACGATGGGATCGGAGGCCCAGGCAGGATCATCGGCCCCCTGGGTGAGCACGTAACCAGATGTGCCTTTTCCGAGCCTGGACCAGCCACTAGCACCCCGGTAAAGGATATCACCTCTGGCGACCGAGCCTATCAAATCCAGTATCTCAGTAAGCGAACATTCTTCACCTGCCCCGCCTCCTGCCGTCTTCCTGGCCAGGATCTTGGCCGTTGCGGAGAAGACAGTGGCCGCAGCCGCGATGGCAGCACCTCTGCCGCTTTGGTGATCGTGGGTGTCGCCGTTCGTGACTCCCTTAGCGGCTACGGCATAATCGCTTAGAGCGGTGTAGGCTGCGCTTCCCAGGCCAAGAATGGTCTTGACCTCGGCTAGAGTCTTCTTGACGAAAACGCCGTTGCCACTCGCGATTATGAAATCATTGGCCGCAGTGGCTAATGAGTGGGATATCTTAGCAGCTAGGCCGGTATTGATAGCCGCCTCGCTTGCCGGATAGGCATCTGATCCAGGGCTGGCTATGGATGTCGAAATCTCACCCACCCCACCGGCAAACATCCATATATAGCCGGTTGAGATAGTCGTGGCCCCAGCCGCTATGAATACCGCTCCAAGTATAGCGCCTGCCGGAATGCTCGCCGGTGGCTGAGGAGACGTGTAGCTGTGCCAGTCCGCCAGAACCTTCGGGTCAACAATAGCGGCAGGCGTGCCTTTGGCGGCTACCAGGTCGCCAGCGGCGTCCCGATAGATCACATCGACGCGGGGCAACGTCTCATGGGCAGCATCCAGCTCTACCGTATCGGCTTCGACATCTACAGGCAACCCCGCTATGCGAATCCTGCCAGCGGCGGCATTGATGACCATCGAGGCCGGCGATGAGGCGGTTAGCTGGTTGCCGTTCACGACTCCGGTCAATCGATCGGCCCTGGAAAGAGCCTCGACATGCGTCGTCATGATGCATTGATCGGGCTGCGGCGAAAGGAATGTAACGTCAGGCATTATTATGCTCCTTGAAAAATTATTTTAGCAAATTTCATTATTGGCATGCATGAAAGGATAAGGCAGGCCGCAAATCCTGCCTTGCCAATTTCATGCCAACAGATCCTCTTTTTTTGTACCTTGCCCCTAAAGGGCGTCAAGCATATATGGGGGTCGAATTGCTGATGTTACTGAGGTTGGTAGGCCAATAATCAGTATCCATAAACCGTTCGTGGTCGGACATGCCCAACAATTCTTCTAGCCATGTTGCGAGGTTCACGGTTGCCTTTTCGACTTTGTCTGGCTGTAGGATTATCGGGCGCGGCTGTCCGATTTCGTCTATCGGTGGAGGCGGATCTTGAGCGGAACACGGCAGAACCAACAAAATCAGTATCAGGAACTTCAGGCCAAACAGTTGTTTGGTTTTGGTCTTTGTCACTTCTCGATTTTTGCGACGACTGAACCATGACATCAGCAAAACGATAGCAACTGCCCCTAGAAATGCGCCTACCAGGTGCCAGCCATATTGCCCTATGCGCCCCCAATAGACACCGACTAGTGTTAAGAAGCTGCCCACTATGAAGGTTCTTGCGACCGGATTGCTCCATGCAAACCCGAAGACCTCTACATAGTGCTCTAGCTTTTTTACTCGTTCTTCCAGCTGATCATATTTTCCGCCAGCTTGCTTGATGGCATCATCTTTGGCGTCTCTCAGTTCGGTTTCGCTTATGAGAATGGTCTTGGTGGCCTGGTATCCATCGCATACTGTCTTGAGTTCTCTGATCTGTTCCGTGTGCTCTGTCAATTTCGCATTGATGTCTCGCCGGTAGTCATCGCAGTGAGCTTGACCCACAATACTCGCCTGGATTTTTTCGATTGACACCTTAACATCTTTCCAGTCCTGGTGGTTTTCATCTATCCGGGCCAAAATTAACTCAAGAGTATCTCCATCCATGCCGCCTCAGAATGGGACTTGATCGATATATTGCCCGGCCATCACAGGGTGCTGTTTAGGCATAGCAGTAGTCACATAGCCAGATACCAGCGTCATCAGATCGATTGCGCTTTTGGCCGGATAGGCCCGCAGAGCCCAGCAGAGGTACAACGAGAACAGGCTATACCATTTGGTGCCGGATCGAGCTGAATAGGAAACCTCGCCTTCCCGGCAAGCTCCCCACGAGCGATATAATCCAGCCGGTGTTATGGACTTGGGATAGTCCCTGGCGAACCCCGGCATGAGAGGCTGGTCCGGCGCACCGGCATAGCAGTAATCCATCACAATATCTATCTTGGTGCCGAGGGCTGCCTTTTTCAGAAGATCTCCTATCTCGTCATCCGATATGGGCAGCAGGTCCGATGAGACATAACATTCGTCTATGCCATCCGGTTCGTCTCCGCTGGTATCGGTAATCTGCCCCCCGTGACCTAACAGAATGATCGCAGCCGAATCACCCGAAACAAGCGACGCAACAAATGCCGCCAGTGAGGTCCTCAGATTGGCACGAGTGGTCTCGATTGCAGTCTTTTTTGTGATGATTGACGTAAAACCACGCGATGCGAGCGTTGTCTGCCAGTTGGCTATATCATTGACCGTCTCTGGCAGGGTATAAGGCGCCGCGTAGGGCGTCCCTGCAATGAATGCTTTTTTCGTCATGAAATTCCTCAGGGAGCAGCGGGCTTAGTAGCGTTAGACCCGAAGTAGAACCCTAATATGCCAGAAACGCTAAGCCCCACGAGTGCAATGAGCCACTTGGCTGCTTCGATGGCGGCATCATATTGGCCTTTCCAGATCATAGCTAATATACCCATTCCCATAAGCATGATCGCCAATCCCCATATAGCCACGATTACCAACGCCAACGAATATCGCTTGAAGCTCTCAAGCTTGTCGAGGGTTGTCATGAGGGCGGATACATCTTCTGTATGACTCGATTCGACTGGCGCAATTGGATCACCTTCTGTCATCATTCCACCGCCTTGATGATCTTGAGCTTGCTGACTTCGGGCGGCTTGGGATCGATTACCTCAATCCAGCCTTTGGCGAGCCACTCCTTTACCTTTCCGCCAAACTCGGAGCACTCATAACTATTGGTGAGGCGGCTCATCCGCCTTGTCTCCCCGCCTGCGTCGCCCACCTTCCAGCCTTCTCTGCCAGTCCACTTGAATTTCATTTAGAATCGCACTCCACCGCCGCTGATCTTATATCTCATATTTCGCATTGCCACAAGTCCCAGACCATTTGTGCCGTGGGCTTTCTGCCATTCATCAGGCGTCATCCATGGTCCGGCATTGGCCGCCTTGATGAGGTAGAAATTTGGGCCATACGAAGAATATATTGCAGCGAGCGTTTTGGGATTTAGGTTGACCCCGATAATCAGATCATCCGGTTTGAGTTCGCTGGTTTTTTTGGTAGCGGTTCCCTCTTCGCTTTCAGCATCCATAACTATCCAGGAACGCGCCACCTTCTCAGGATACCAACCTGGTATTTTCGAATGCCCACCCAAAGGAAGATCTGCCTCTGGGCCATTGTATGTACATATCCCGTTTAGCCAATTTTCGTCTGCCATATTTACCAATCCTTTATCGTGCAAATTATTATTCTAAAAAAATGAATGGTTGGATCAAGCCATATCTACCCAGGATATTATGAGCTTGTTTCCGGTTTCGTTGGTTCCTGCTGCCTTGGTGAGCTGCCCCGTCCCAATCGCATATTCAGCAGTGCGATCGGCAATCGTGGCTATGGATGTGGCATTGGTCAGAGCCAGAACGCTTGTAAGGATGTCGGTTGATGCCATTCCAGAGACTGTCACGTTGGTTGCCACGTCTGTCCCATCGGCAACAGTGGTCTTGGCGGTATTGCCTTCAAGGTTCGTGACTCTGGTATCGTTCAGAGCTATCCATGACAATGCGTTGTCTGCTTTGGTGGAATTTGAGGCCAGCCAACTCGCGTTGGTGCTTACGTAAGTTTCCAGATTGGAAACGTTTCCTTCCAGGGTACTAATATTCCCTTCAATGGTGCTAATATTTCCCTCGATAGTAGTAATGTTTCCCTCAACCGTGGTAATGTTCCCCTCAAGAACAGTAACATTGCCCTCTAGCACCGTGATATTGCCCTCTAAAGTAGAAACGTTCCCTTCCAGAACGGTAATGTTTCCTTCAATCGTTGATATCCTGGTCGCGTTTTCTTCGATGTTGCTGGCATTGGTCACGTTGTAGCCAAATAGATCGATCGGGCCGGTGAACGTGCCACCATTGTACTTAACCACGCCAAGGGCAGGCGAAAGGATCATCCCCGCTATAAGCAGAATCGTTATCAGTCTCATGTTTCAGGCCTCCGCAGACCAGGTGTAAGGCTCGCCAAGCGGCATGGTCACATAGATATTAGTCGCATCGGCCCGGTAAGCAGGCACAACGGCACTTGTACCAGTCGGCACGACGTTTACCGCTTTCGGTATTACTCCGAGAAGGTGGGCAATCGTCTGCTCTGAGCCGGTGCCGGTCGATGTGTCAGTAGTCCTCATGTAGAACCCCGATATTTTGAGTTCTCCATCGTCGGTACATTCCAGCGCTTTAGGTAATCCGTCGCTGGTTTTCTTGCCATATAACTGAGCCACAAATTCAATCTCCTAGGTCTTAATCGCATTCAGGCGTTCATTAGGATCATTTTATTGCATTTCTCATTACCAACATCGTTATATCGGCACTCGATGGGCCGTAATTATAAAAATTGAACTTCCGGGCAGCGTTCCCCAGGAAACCGACGTTTCCAGCGCCGATGAGCAGAACCGGAGCGCTCAGTTCGTACATACTGACATCTTCATCCGGGGAATAATATATGTCCTCGTAGTTGCTGGATTTGAGCACAAATGCGCTAATATTTTCCAATTCGCTAGGTTGGACATTTATAACTGTCAAATTATCGTCAAACTCATTTAGCAGCAGTGGCACGTCTTCCCATTCAGAATAATCTTCGACCAGATCATCCATACCGGATTCAGGTACTATCCAATCGTTATATTCGGGTACGACTTCGTTTAGCGAAACACACGCGGGCAGAGTTGCCTCGATTTTCGAGTAAGCACCGACGGCAACACTACCCGAAAAACTCAATTCTGGTCCTTCAACCCCAAGATCGACAGTTGCATTATAAGAGAATATCGACGACATGCTACCACCCATTCATGCACAGCTCAACACTCTGAAAGGCTGCGAGAGGTCTTCCAGGTCAACGGCTGAAGATACATTTTTCACGTAGACGTCTATGGCATGGCCTGACTGGTGAGGGTCCGCAAACCTGATCTGGTCGCCGATCTTTAAAGCAGCTTCCGTGAATATCTGATAATCCGTCTGCTGCCAACCAGTGCCGGACGGGTCCCTCATGAGCTGGGTCTTCGGGAAGACTATAACCTCGATCGGAGTCAGCACTTCGTGATATAGCGGTGCCCCGGATACCGAAATAGCTTCGATGAGAATATCACAGTCCGGGCCATCGGTGCTGACATCTGGCAAGGCAGAAAGGCTTTCCCCATTCGTCATGCGGGTAGCTTCGGTGAAGGTTAGAATTTCGTCATTTACGAGCACATCCCCCGCCACCGTGGTATGATCCGTTACCGAAATTAAGGTAATAGCCACTCTGAAAGGCACCGCTGGAGCGGAGCCTATAAGTACCGGCGGGCACGGGCCTGAGTATAGCGTCCAGGCTCCTTGGGATACCTGCCAGGCATTTTTGATGCCCTTATCGAACTCCGCGAAAAAGCCGTCATCCATGCTCTAACCTTTCATCAAGCGATTATGCTCTATGCAATGGGCCCGCGCTGCCATCATGGACGCATAAGGCGCGGGCTCTCCTGCCTTGATCCGTCTCTTGTATTCGATGGCAAAGACCCTTTCAAGGTTCGCCATTTCGATAGGCGTAAGCGTTCTCATAGGAATCCCACCCCACCATAGCCGGAAACATTGTCATGCTGGCCGATGCCGAACTTCAGAGTCCTGGGTGCTGAAGAAGTGGCTATAGGCGTTATGCTCGTGTTCATGGCCATGCTCTTCAGGGCAGCGGCCTTTTTTCGCCAAGCTTCGGCCTTCTGAGAGAGGCTGACCGAAGAGCCGCCCATGGACTTATCGACCATATCAGCATAGTGGCCTGCTATCGTTTCGGCTGAATAAGATGCCGCGAGGAGCACATTGCTACCAGCCCGGCCAAGGTTATACGAAATTTCCAGGTCGGTGATCAAGGTGAGGCTTTTGTCCTTGCCTAGCTCCAGCCGCACTGCGTCTATTGGCCGAGTTGCGGGGTTGCCTGTATAGGATGCTTCTCCTGCCGGGACTTCGTATTCTCCTTCCCAATCGCTCATACTATCTCCTCATCGCCAACCGTTGCTCCAATGTGCCATACCCATACATGAGTGCCTATTGGAACATCTAGCTGGAAAACCACAATTCCGAGACTGTTTGTGAATCTGACCGGGCTGATCCGGATCAGGCCTTCCTCATCTGAGGTACAATAGCAGCCCACCCCGGCCACTGGATTGTCATCTTGCGTGAGGGTATATTCCTTCAGCATCAGGCCCACGCCTGCCCCCCAGTCACCCGGCCCGTGTTCATCAGTTAGCTGGCCATCGATTTCTTCAACCGTTGGCGGATCACTTGCCAGGATTTCAATGTCCATGTCGAATGTATCTGCTCCCGCGGATTCCGCATGTAAAACCAAAGTCCCCAGAGTATTACGATCAGTCGCATTACCCGCCAGTTTGTACCAACCGTTGCCTACCTCTGCCACGGTTCCGACCGCTGCTCCGAATGACCCACCGTTCTTAGATAGCGTCACAATCGGAGTGAGTCCCGTCTTGCCCGTCAAATGATCAGCCGAATCCGCCATGAAAAACATGATCGGATGGTCGGTCGAATTTTGTTCTCTTCTTCTCATACTCCTCCGACTGTGCGTCCCTTTGGCTTTCCAGATCCCAAGTTCGCTATTACACGGCCCCGGTAGAGTACCAGCACATTGCTTGGTGTGTAAATTAGGCTAATATCCTGGCCAGAGAGAATGAACGAGCCCGGCCCAGCCGCGAACCTGGTCGATTTTAGTATGCTTGCATCCGAACCGGACAGGATGTACGACCCAGACCCAGCAGCTATGACTAGCCTCCTGAGAATGTCTGCATTCTGACCAGATATAGCGAAATTGCCAGGTTCCGCCGATATAAGTGTCGTTTTCTGGATGTATGCATCATGGCCCATTAGAGTAAATGCCGCCACTTCGCAATTGAATACATAAGTTCCCGGGGTGGTGATGACTATATCACCATCCAGGAAAGTAAGGATAAACTCACCTGGATCAGCCGAGATGATACGAGACAAGAGGATATTGGCATCGATCCCCGAAAGCCCGAACGATCCCGATCCCGCTGATATGATGGTGCTCTTCTGAATTGCCGCATCCTGGCCAGATAATGCAAATGCCCCAGGATCGGCACCCATCAGGACGTTCTTTAAGATACTGACATCCTGACCAGATAGCCCGAAGCTACCCGGCTGTGCGGCCATTATTCTGGCAACGAGTAGAGAGGCGTCTTGCCCCGCCAGATTAAATGCTCCTGCCTCTCCGGAGATGATGCTATTCTTCAGGATGTTTAGATCTGAGCCTGTCAGGCTGTAGCTTCCGCTCGCCGCATCTATGAAGCGGTTGAGCATAATGTTTGCCGCCAAACCAGATAACGCAAATTGCCCGGCATCTGCCTGGATTAGCACGTTTTTCTGTATCGTTGCATTCTGACCAGACAGCGCAAATGATCCCGACTCGACTTCAAACGTATATCCAGACGGCGCGGCTGTGTATTCGATATGCAACTTCGCCGCATGGCTGTGGGTTGAGGGATCTTCGTACAGATCAGCCATCCAGTTGCTGTAATTGGAGCCGCTTTGACCCACGACGAAAAATTGCATCGCCGCGCCAGATGCATAGGAATACGAATCCACAAGCTCTTGAATCACCGTCTTAAGCTCTTCGGAATTTCTCCAATCCCCGGCGGCGGGATCGCCCATAGAAACGTAAGCAGTGGTTTTTGTCTTTGCGTTTCCGGTAGCGGCTGATGTGGGAGCGGTGGGTATAGCTGAATCGTCTGCATATATTCGGGCAGGGGAAGGAGTGCCATTTTTGTATGTGATATACAGGGAAATATATGCCGCGGTGATTGTAGCTCCCGCAGGAATGGTAATGCCCAAAAAACGGCAAAATGCTATCTGAGCTCCATCGGACCATCCGAAGGCAAAATAATCAGTAATGAAGTCTGATCCAGTCCAATACCCATCGTCACCGGCAGCACTTACCGAATACTCAACAATAGTCATATTTCTACGCTAAAGTAATTACGCTTGCACCAAAGTCGATCTTGACGGTCTCTCCTACGACACCCGCCGTTACCGATCCGCCCGGATACTCCCACCAGCCGATGAGAGCATCGCTGGCGTGGGTGTCGTTGTATAGGACTGCATATCTAAACGGGCCGATACCATTCCCGTCCTCGTCTGCGTCCACTGTCCAGGTGACATCTACGCCTGTCATTGTAGCTGTACCAGTTGCCTCCGAGACATCGTTTTGGATGTCTGCTTCTGCATATCCATTCTTTTCTGTAATGCCAGCCAGGTCTGCCTTGTTAGTATCATTTTCGTTATCTGGAGCGTTATTCGTTAGATAGACCTTCACGATGTCGCCTGATGCCCCCAGGTGGTGCTCTCCATTGAGCAACCCCAATACGAAATGCCGAAATTTATTGAATGTTGCCATATTTAATTGTCTCCCAATTTATTATTCTTTCAAAAATGTGAGAAGAGGATTAGACCCTCTTCATATGGATGGTCAGCAAGCCAGCCCGGAACTCTGACATGGCATTAGTGC